CATCTTGGTCTTCCTTCATGGTTTAAGCGATGATATAATATTGTGATGGAGGCAGTGGCACCACCAATCACCCCACTGCTTCCTTTACAATATTAGGAGTTTAAATTGCTTGGTATAACCGCCCTATCACAATCGCCGATATCCTCTCTTGGAGGAACTAATGTTAATGTAGCTGTTACAGGTGAACAATTAACAAGTAATACAGGTGCAACTACAATACAAGCAAATGCAAATGTATTCTTAACAGGAATTCCATTAACCTCTACAGTAGATGATGTAACTGTTGCACTAAATACACCTGTTAATGTAACAGGTGAAGATTTAACAATTAATCTTGGTGATGAAAACGTTGTTACGGATGTAGCTGTTGAAGTAACAGGAGAGCAGTTAAATTGGTCCCCTATTGGAACATACTCAATTTCAGCTGACGGTAATCAAAGTATTATTGCTGGTCCTGAACAGGAACTAGAAACAGATTTAGGGGATTTAACTTTAACAGGTACGGCAAATGTTTCTGTTACAGGTTTAAATGCTTCCATTACTTTAGGCGATGAAACAGCCTTTACTGATGTAACGGTTGAGGTCACAGGTCAAGATATAGGAACCGTAGAAGTTAACAGTGTTGAAATTGATTTAAATACTCCTGTAGATTTAACAGGACAACAATTAAATACTGCATTAAATACTCCATTAATTACAGCATGGTCTAACGTAGACCCAGGAGTAAGCAATACTTGGACTGAAGTGGATACCCAAGATACCAATACTTGGACTGAGGTTGATATCGCAGCTTAGTAAGGATATAATAAGGCATGGCTTCTACATATTCTGCAGATCTTAAATTAGAACTTATGGCTACTGGTGAAAATGCCGGTACATGGGGAACTAAAACAAACACAAATTTAGAACTTGTCCAACAAGCAATTGCAGGCTATCAAGCAATTGATGTGGCTTCAGCTGACGTGGCGTTAGTTATGTCTAATGCATCTATATCAAATGCAAGAAACATGGTTCTTAATTTTACAGGAACTTTATCAGGTAATAGAGTTGTTACTATCCCTGATTCAATAGAAAAATTTTATATATTAAAAGATGGTACAACACATTCAGGAAACACTTTAACTTTTAAAACTGTATCAGGCACAGGCTTTACTTTAGATGAAGGTAAAATTCATGCAGCATATTCTGATGGTACAAATGTAAATGAAGTTGCTTTAAACACATTAGGCGGAACTATTGGTACTGCACAAATTGATGATGATGCAGTGACAAATGCTAAAATAGCTGATAACGCAGTAGACTCAGATCAAATCGCAGCCGATGCAGTTACAAATGCTAAAGTTGCAGCTGATGCTATAGACACTGATCAATTAGTTAATGATGCAGTAACTGCAGCAAAACTTGAAAGAAAATTTACTATAAGCACGTTAGACCCATCTGGAGGAAACGATGGAGATATTTGGTTTAAATATTCATAGGAGTTTAAATGGCTAATACCTATGGAAAAGTATCAGGAACATTTCAACAAATACAAAACGCATACGGAAAAGTATCAGGCACTTGGCAAGAAGCTGACGAGATATATGCAAAAGCATCAGGAACTTGGGAATTAGTTTTTGCAGCATTTACACCAGGTGCAATTCAAACATTAAGTTCTGGTTCAGGAACTTTTACAGTGCCTCAAGGTGCTAACGCAATTCATATTCAAGCTGCAGTAGGTGGTGGAGGAGGTTCAATTAAAGGAGCCGATTATGATAAAGCAGGGGGTGAATCTTCTGGTGCTGGAGGTGGATCAGGGGCTTATGTATCCGATAAAATTTTTAGTGTTACCCAAGGCGAGACAATAAGTTATTCTATTGGATCTGGGGGAGCAGCTAATAATGGTGGTAATCAATTTAATCTTTCGGCATCTCCTGGAACAAATACAACTTTATCAGGATCAACAACAGGATCTATTTTTACACTAACTGGTGGTGGAGGCTCTTCTGGATTAGGGGGCGGTGTACAAGGTCCTTTAAGAACAAACACTGCAGGAACTGCAGGCTCAGCTACTATCAATGGTTCTGCAATTACTTCAGGAACTTTTAGAGATTCGGATGGGACTACAAAAAATGTTACCACATTAAATAGTGGCCCAGTTGGATCATTTAATCAATCAGGTAATGGTGCTGTAGGTGGTAATAATGGTAACTGTGGAGGAGATAACTGTAGAATAAATGGATCGAATGGTGCAGCATCTTATGCTGGAAATATTTCTGGAGGTGCTGGAGGTTCATCATCTGGAGCAGGAACTAATGGAGCACCAGGTACTAGAGGATCTGGCGGTGGTGGTGGAGCCGCTCAAGTAAATGCGGGCCGTACCTCTGGTGGTAATGGTGGTAACGGAGAAGTAAGATACAGATTTTTACGAGTACAATAAGTGTTTTTAAAACCAAAAAAAATTATATTTAATTCAATACTTGAAAAATATAAATTAAAAGATATAAAACCCAATCAAGAAAACAATAACCAAGACTTAATTGATCAACTCGAAATTGATATAAAAATGAATGGACTGTTGTGTCCATTAGTTGTTAATAATGGTTTATTAATTGATGGTCATCATAGATATGAAGCTATTAAAGATTTTTGTACCGAAACACTTGTTTATGTGGTAAAAGATAGTCACATGGAAAATTTATTATCAAAATTAAATAGTTATATTTGGTTTGATCATTTAGGTAAACTTGATGGCTAACATATCAAAATGGTTTGGTTATCCAATTTATATAACTAAACTAGAAAACTTTGAGAGTATTAATAAAAAAATATTACCTATTATACTTAAAGATATTACTCCAACCAATTCTCAATACTCTCGAACCACGGACATAAAACCAAAAGAATTACAATCTATTGATGATAACTTACATAATGATCATAGGTTTAAAGAGTTATATAATAATTTATTTAAAGTAATAAAAGAATGTTTAATTGCTCAAAAATATAATTTAGATTTATTGGAAATATATATAACAAAATCGTGGGCAACTTTATCAACTAAAGAACAATACATTGCTTATCATAGACATATGAGTAGCCATTTTAGTTTTGTCTATTATCCACAAGCTCATGAGCAAGGTAATTTGTTTTTACTTGATGATGATGCACATAAAGTTGGATTGACTATACCAAAAAGAGATCCATACTTTACAGAGTGGGATAACACTAATTATGGTAAAGCAGAATATCCTGCGGAGACAGGTAATGTGATTATATTTCCATCAATGATATTTCATGAGACTGGAATGAACACGAAACACGAGCCACGGATCTCTATATCTGGTGATGTTATGATTACTATGAAAAAAGGTGTTAAATCAGAACACAATATACCATCACCGTCTACTTGGAAGAAGCTATAATGTGTTGTAAAATACAGTATGCCACTTACAAATGTACAAATTAGGCCAGGTTTAAATAAATCAGATACACCCTCAGGAGCAGAAGGACAATGGATTGATGGTGATTTTATAAGATTTAGATATGGTCAACCAGAAAAAATTGGAGGCTATACCGCTATTGGTTCAGAAACTTTAGCGGGGCCAGCACGTGCTATTCACACATGGACAGATTTAGAGGGTAGAAAATATGCAGCAATTGGAACTTCTAAATGTCTTTATATTTATTACGAAGATAAATTTTATGATATTACTCCATTACAAACAGCAATAACTGGAGCAACATTCGATTCTACAAATGGATCAAAAACAGTTACTGTTAATAAAGTAAGTCATGGTTTAGATGTTGGAGAATATATTACTTTCTCAAGCGTCACGATTCCAGGCACATCTTCTTTTACTGCAGATGATTTTGAAAATTTTACTTTTGAAATTTTAACAGTTCCTACTGCAGATACTTTTACTATTGAAATGCAAAACAATGAAACAGGCACAGATATGTCTGCTGGTGGATCAGCTACAATCGATCCTTATGAAGAGGTTGGCCCTACTATTCAAACTTACGGTTATGGTTGGGGAACAGATACTTGGGGTTCAAGTACCTGGGGTACAGGTAGTACATCATCAAGTGTTATTCTTGATCCAGGTAACTGGAGCTTAGATAATTTTGGACAACAACTTATTGCAACTGTTAAAGATAGTAAAACTTTTACTTGGGATCCAGGAACAACTAGTCCTCAATTAGAAACTAGAGCAACTTTAATGACAGGTGCCCCAACTGCTACTAGACTTACAATTGTATCCGACCGAGATAGACATGTAGTTCATTTTGGAACTGAAACCACTATTGGTAATACAAGCACACAAGATCCTATGTTTATACGATTTAGTGATCAAGAAAATTATAATGTATATGAACCTACTTCAGTAAATACTGCTGGAACATTTAGACTTGATACAGGAAATAAAATTGTAGCTGCCGTTTCTGGTAAAGACTATACATTAATTTTAACTGATACCGCTGCTTATACCATGCAGTTTGTTGGCCCTCCTTTTACATTTTCAATTAGACAAGTAGGATCTAACTGCGGTTGTATTGGACAA